TCGTTGATTGTTACCATGGGGCAGATAGCTTAAATGCCTGCCAAGACTAAAGCGCAGTTCCGGCTCATGAAAGCAGCCGAGAACAATCCAAAGTTTGCCAAGAAAGTAGGCATTCGACCTGATGTGGCTGCAGAGTTTACGCAGTCCAACGTGAAAGGGAAATCGTATGCAAAACTTCCTGAACGACTTAAAGATGGCGGTCCGAGCCTGGCGATTGGCCGTGGTGAAAAGCTTCCGGCAGATCAAGGCGCGGGTCTTACCGCCAAGGGCAGAGCGAAGTACAACCGAGAAACAGGATCAAACTTGAAGGCGCCACAGCCCCAAGGAGGTCCAAGGCGTGACTCATTTTGTGCTCGTATGGGTCCTGTAGCAAGAAAATCAGAGCGCGGGTCTCGTGCCCGAGCATCAATGAAACGCTGGAATTGTCCGGGCTGGTGAAATGTCCTATTCCGATACTTATGGCCAGGTTTTTAACGTCCAGACGCTGATTGACCACGCTGCGAGGCGCTGTGGCAAGCTTGCTGAGGAGTTGACCAGCGAGCAATTGCTGACGGCCAGAGAGTCCTTGGGCTTTGTGCTGACCAATCTGATCAACATTGGCATTCAATACTGGGCTGTCAAGAAGGAAGTGATTGGCCTAACGCCAGAAAAATACATCTACACCCTGCCAGTAGGTGCTAATGACGCCTTGAATGTGCTTTATCGCACTTTAACAAGGCCTTCTGGCAGTTATTCAAGCAGTGCTGGCGGCAATGCAGCCTACGCAGGGGATGATGATGTTGATACCTACTGCCTGCAAACAAGCACTAATGGCAACATTGCAATCAATTTTGGCACGAGCAACCCGATTTATGCTGGGTCAATCGGCCTGCTTCCCTATGTTTCTGGTGGTGGAAGTGCCACATGGACTCTCACCCTTGAGTATTCGACCGATGGATCAACTTGGAACACCTTGTATGACATCGGATCAGTGGTTGTTACTGACAAACAGTGGGTCTGGTATGACATTGACCCCGGTCAGAGCGTCCAATACTACCGAGTAAGGGCATCTGGCGGCACAACACTGGCCTTGCGTGAGTTTTATGTGGGCAATAACTCGCGTGAAATCCAAATGGCAAGGCTAAATCGTGACGATTACACGAATTTGCCAAACAAAAACTTCACGGCCAATCAACCCTACCAGTTTTGGTTCAATCGCACGGTCCCACAGCCTGAAATTTACCTCTGGCCAGTGCCTAATGAGTGGTATGTGCAGATGACGGTCTGGTATTCCAAACAAATCATGGATGTGGGTGATTTGACCGATGAATTGCAGATCCCGCAGCGCTGGTATTTGGCCACAGTGGGCATGTTGGCGCATCAATTGAGCATGGAATTGCCCCAAGTACCACTGGAGCGCATTCAATACCTCGAAGGCCAGGCTGAAAAGTATCTCAATCTTGCCGAGGCAGAAGAGCGTGATCGCAGTCCGATTTACTTTGCCCCTAACATCAGCGTTTACACACGATAATGCCAATGTTCCTTGACACTGAGGGCTACAGCGACATCGCAATTGGTATTTGCGATCGTTGTCGCATGAAGCGTCCTCACGCCACCCTTGGCCCTGACATTAACTTCCCAGGGTTGATGGTTTGCGAGGAGAATTGCCGCGATGAAAAAGATCCTTATCGCCTACCAGCACGGCAGACAGAGCGCATCAACTTACGCTTTCCACGGCCTGATGTTTCTGTGGCTGCAATCCAGGATAATCTGGTAACCAATGATCAGCAAAATGTCATTGTCTCAACGGAAGGCAATACCCAGACGCCTGAGAACAATGGGAATCTCGATGGAATAGCGGTGTCACCATAATGGCCAATCAAACCATCACCCAGCTACCTACCGCGCAAGCACTCACTGGCACGGAGCTTGTGCCCATTGTGCAAGGCGGTGGCACAGTCAAAACCACGGTAGCAGACATTGCTGCAACGCCAGTTACCAATTACAGCTTTGTCACAGCAACCAGTGAAGGGTCACTAAGCCAATCACGCCAATTAAGCACTTCAGGCAATGGCTTAACGCTGACTGACAATGGCGCTGGCTCAACGCTCGTTCTAAGCCTCTCTGGGGCCGCTGCAAGCCTCGTAGCAGCAGGGACAGGCATTCAGGTCAAGACAAGTGCAACAACGCTCACAGCGCGTTCTATCGCGGCTGGAACGGCAGGATTAAGCGTTGCTGATGGCGATGGTGTTGCTGGCGATCCAACCATCTCACTTTCTGGCTTAGTGCTTAACTTAGCGCAGACCAGTGGCGTTGGATTGCTCACGCGTACCAGTGGCAGCAGCATTGGTGTGGTGACGCTCACAGGTACGGCCAGTGAGATTGATGTCACCAATGGGACAGGTGACGGTGCCAATCCCACGATTGGACTTGCTGATGATCCGATCCTGCCAGGCACGGGCGGGATGATTTTTCCCAAGGGCACGACTGTTGAACGTCTAAGCCCTGGCGTTGAGGGCGCCTTCCGTTACAACACGCAAACGGGCGCTTTTGAAGGCTATACAGCCGCTGGCTGGGGCACGATTCAGACAGGATCAGGGGTTGCGTCATTCAGTGCTGGCACGACAGGATTGACGCCATCCACTGCAACCATTGGCGCTATTGTTCTTGGTGGCACACTCATTTCAAGCAATGGCGGCACAGGCCTTGCGTCATATACAGCAGGCGATACGCTTTACTACGCTGCTGGCACAGCACTCTCAAAACTAGCCATCGGTGCTACATCACGCATCATGACGTCATCGGGATCTGCCCCACAGTGGACGGACCCGGCAACTATTACCGTGGGCACAGCAACTTCTGCCACCACAGCAACCAATCTCGCTGGCGGCACGGCCAATCAGATTGCTGTGCAGTCCAATGTCGGCACTACGACATTTATCACAGCACCCACGGTTGCAAGCACGGTCTTGTCATGGAATGGCGCAGCATTTACCTGGATTGCAGCAGCATCAGGGACCGTCACAGCAGTCACAGCATCAGCGCCACTAGCATCTTCAGGTGGTACGACGCCAGACATCAGTTTGGGCACGGTGACCACAGCTAATGGTGGCACAGGACTCACCACGTACACGGCTGGCGATCTACTGTATTACGCCACGGGCACAGCACTCAGTAAGCTTGGCATCGGCGCATCAACCTACATCCTGACATCTTCAGGCACAGCACCACAGTACACAGATCCTGCCACGATCACTGTGGGCACGGCAACCACAGCAGGCTCGGTGGCCAACTCAGTGACGTTTAACAGCACGGGTGGTGCATCACCTGGCACGACGTTTAATGGCTCAGTTGCCAGGACGATCGACTATAGCTCGGTGGGAGCACCCAAGGCTGATGGCACAGGCGCTTCAGGCACTTGGGGTATTAACATCAGTGGCAATGCTGCGACGGCTACTTCTGCAACATCAGCCACCACAGCAACCACAGCCACTAATGTTGCAGGTGGTGCTGCAGGCTCACTGGTTTATCAAACTGCAAGTGCAACAACATCAACATTAGCACTAGGAACTCAAGGTTATGTCCTTCGTGCTGGTGCTTCAGCCCCTGAGTGGGCAGTGATCGACGGAGGTACATTCTAATGCCAGCCACCAACTTTACGCCCATCCAGCTTTATAGAACCAACACGGCGTCCACCACGGCGCCTTCGGCTGGTAACTTAAATGCTGGTGAACTTGCCATCAACTACAACGATGGCGGGATGATTCTGTTTGCCAAGAACACCACGGGCAACGTCATTAAGTTGATGAACAACCCTGCCAACTTGCTGTATCCCACGGCAGATGGCACTAATGGCCAAATTTTGACAACAAACGGCTCTGGCACTTTATCATTTCAAGATGCGCCAGCTTCGGGTGTATCTAAAGGCCAATCCATCGCTTTTGCTTTGATCTTCGGACTGTAAGGAGCCAATCGTGGCAAACCCAAATATCGTTAACGTCGCTGCCATATATGGCAATAGTTCCCAAACATCTTTGTCCACTACTAGTGCAACGCAGTTGGTAAATAATGCTGCTGCAAGTGGCAAGGTCTTCAAGATCAACAGCATTGTTGTAGCCAATGTGGATGGTTCGACTGCTGCTGACATTACGATCAACATTTATAGCGCGGCGGCATTAGGCGGTACAGCATTCCCAATTGCATCAACAATTTCAGTTCCGGCTGACGCTACGCTGATTGTGACTGATAAGACTACGTCTTTTTATCTGCTTGAAAACCAATCGATTGGTGCCACGGCAGGTACGGCAGGTGATCTTGTTGTTACAGCTAGCTGGGAAGAAATCAACTCGTAAGGGGTTATCTCATGGCAATGCGATACCCAGGTGGAGTGATTCCCACGGCACCAGTGCCTAGTGGACCTTACGAGAATAGTACCGCATCAGGGGTATGGTCGCTTGAATCTCAACTGAGATTTAAGGCTGCTGGCAATTGGCCTACTGCTGGCAATGTTGCACAAGCTTTATGGAGTTGGGGTGGCAATGGCTCGGGTCAACTAGGCCTCAATAATGGTTACGGCAAATCTTCTCCGGTTCAAGTTGGCGCATTAACTAATTGGTCACAAATAGCTGGTGGTAGGTACAACTCTGTAGCTATTAAGACAGATGGTACGTTATGGTCTTGGGGAGCTAACACTAATGGTCAACTAGGCCTAAATAATAGAGTTAATTGTTCCTCACCTGTACAAGTTGGTGCTTTAACGACTTGGTCTCAAATAACTGGCGGTCGAGATAATTCTTTAGCCATCAAAACGGATGGTACTTTATGGGCATGGGGACTTAATCGTTATGGCCAACTAGGTCTAAATGATCTTGTTGACCGTTCTTCTCCAGTTCAAATTGGAGCATTAACAACTTGGTCAAAAATAACCGGGGGTCGAGATCATTCTGTAGCCATCAAAACTGATGGTACTTTATGGTCTTGGGGACTTAACGCCAGTGGTCAATTAGGTCAAAATAATAGAACTTATTTTTCCTCTCCTGTACAGGTTGGGGCATTAACCACTTGGACGCAAGTTTCTGCTGGTTTATATCATTCTGTAGCCATCAAAACTGATGGTACTTTATGGTCTTGGGGCGATAATAGCTTTGGTCAACTAGGTCAAAATGATGTTGTTAGACGTTCCTCACCTGTACAAGTTGGTGCTTTAACGACTTGGTCTCAAATAGCTGCTGGCGGCAATAATTCTTTAGCCATCAAAACGGATGGTACTTTATGGGCATGGGGCAGAAACTTTGGTGGAAGTTTAGGTCTAAATAATATTGCTGACTGTTCATCTCCTGTACAAGTTGGTGCGTTAACAACATGGTCGAAAATAGGTGCTGGTAATAACTTTTCCTTAGCGATTAAAACTGATGGAACTCTATGGTCTTGGGGGCAAAACGCCGCTGGACAACTAGGTCTAAATGATTCAGGTATTTATAGATCTTCACCCGTACAGGTTGGCGCTTTAACCACTTGGATAAAAGTGGCTAAATTGACAGGGGCAAACTTTTCACTCGCCATCAAATCCTAATGAAAAAACATCTTCACTTTCTTGCTGGCGTACCGCGTTCTGGATCAACCGTGCTGGCGGCGATACTCAATCAAAATCCCATGACGCATGTGTCTACAACGTCTGGACTTGGTGCAGCCTTGGATGGATTGGCGACAGCATGGCATCAGAACAATTTGCTGGTAGACAATGATCCTGAGAGAAAAAAGCTAGCCCATACCATGCGTGGTGTGATTGATGCGTTTTACGAAACTACAGACAAGCCTGTTGTTATTGACAAGGCTCGCAATTGGCCCATCCCAGTCATCATGCACGCGATGGCTCAAGTGTTAGGGCATAAGCCAAAGATCATTGCCACGGTACGTTCCATCCCAGATTGCATGGCCTCGTTTGTTCGCGTGGCAAAGCCTGAAGACTTAGATGATTTTGTCATTAATGGCTCACTGGCTAACCACTTAAAAACGTCTTATCTCACCCTGCAACAAGGCTTTCAATACGATCCTAAATCGTTTTTGTTTGTTGAGTACGAAGACCTGTTAGCCGACCCCAAAACTCAATTATCACGGATTCATGCGTTTCTTGACCTGCCTGACTTTGAATACGATTACAGCAATATTGATGGCTCAAGCGTCAAAGAAGATGATGAAAACTTGCACGGCTACGCTGGTCTACATGACATCAAACCCGTGCTTGAACGTCAGCACAATGAAAGTCCTCAAGACGTACTGAAGCATCACTACCCGCAGTTTTGCCAGCCTGAATTTTGGCTTGAAAGACCGCGAACCACACCACCCTTGCATGACCTAGATCTTCAACTGGCAGCATCCACAATGGGTGATTTTGCTGAAGGCTGGCGTCTTTGTCAGAAGCTTGAGCAAGAAGAGCCTGAGAACCATCGTGCAGCGTTTAATCGTGGGTGGTACTTGCTGCGTCAGGGTGAAATTCAAAAGGGCTACCAGCTACTGGACCGTGGCCGTATTGTTGGTGTCTTTGGCGACAGAAAGCCCAATGTGCCTACCAAGCCTTGGGATGGCAAGTCCAAGGGCATTGTCATGTTGTACCTTGAAGGCGGCTTAGGCGATCAGATTCACCAGATACGTTATGCCAAGCTCATTGCTGATCGCGGCTGCAAAGTTATTGTGTCATGCAGTGGTCCGCTAGCATCACTATTTGTCGGCGTAGAAGGTGTCAGTGCCGTGCTTCAGCATGAAGCAGCCTTTGGTGTGTACCACGACTTTTACGTGAGTGGCATGTCAGCCGTTGTGCCACTTGGACTGGAGTTTGAAGATTTATCTGGCAAGCCTTATTTGCCAAAGCCTAGGGCCATAAAAGGTCGCAGAAGGATTGGCTTGCGCTGGCAGGGCAACAGTAAGTTTGAGGCCGAGCATCACAAGAAGTTTCCATACCACTTGATGTTTGATGCAGTCAAAGATGCAGATGCTGAGTTTAT